CACGACGCTCTTCCGATCTAAGGTCACATATAACCAAAAACTCGGCATCCACATCTACGCCAACATCTACACCAGCATCTCCAACAACAGGTTTAGGCTAGAAAATTAGATTTATAAACTCGCCTATGAAATAAACAGTAAGGCAACTGGCGGGTGTTAGGAGGTTAATATGACGATTAAATTAAATACTAAGGATTTAGGGTTACGGAAAACGGTAGAGATCCATCGAGGTGGTAATACCTTAAAGTATTTTGCCGGGCTATCGAAGAAGGCTAATGCCGTAATCCGGGAACAAATTAAGATGTCTGAAGTTGATTCTGACGATATCAAAGCGGTACTCAATGCGTCTGACAAGCTCTCAGATGTAACTATCGGGTTTGAACAAGCTTTTGAAGCTATGCTGACGGATGAGCTCAAGCTCGATGAGAAGACTGTGGCTAAAGTAATGGATAATGTCTCACTATACAATCAAATTGCTTATGTCAGCTATGTCTATGGCCGTGTCAATTGTGCTCCGGAAGAAGAGGCAACCTCAGACCCAAAAAAATAACCATCGAAGATCTTAATCGTGCAGATTTTGAACTTGATGGTCAGATTGAGGATATTGATTATTTTTATCAGCAAATGTTGCAACAAGGCGTAATGCCCTATGAAGCTGAGAAACAGGACTTTATTGAATTAATGAAGATCCTTGACGCTAAGCCAAGGGAAGAGCGCCCACAACCAACTGAAGACGCATTTAATAATCTAGCAAAAATGCTTAGTTCATAAGGAAGGAGGATGATAAATGGCTAATATTCAAAAAGAAATGGCCACGAAGATTACCATTGATACGGTTCAAGCCGCTAATTCGATGAAATCTTTTCGTGACGCCATTTCTGCCTCCACTAACTCATGGAAAGCAATGGAGACATCGCTCAAATCAGCTGGTAATTATCAGCAAGCCGCTGCCGAGCGGGTTAAAGGCCTAACAAACACTATTGAACTGCAGAAGCAACGGATTAGCGAGTTGAGAGAGCGCCAAGCAGGTCTTGACCAAAGCACTCAACAAGGCGCTCAGCAGTTCATCAAGCTTGAAAACCAGATTTGCAATGCTAATAAGACGTTAGCAGGATATGAAGGACAGTTAAGTAAAGCTAAATCTTCGAGTACCTATTACAGTTCTGGCTTATCGGAGTTGCAACGCCAATATAGGTTAAATTCAGACGCCTCTAAAACATACGTGGAACGATTACAAGCTGAAGGGCGCTCTAGCGATGCTGAGAAGGCTAAGTTAGAGGGCTTAAGGACCAGCTACAAGAATCTGCGAGATCAATTATCGATTCAAAATTCAGAGTTGGAAAAAATTGAGCGGGCTAACGGTAAGACCAGTGACTCGTATGTTAAGCAGAAGATGCGTGTTGATCAAACTAAAACATCGATCAGTCAACTTAAAACGCAGATTTCAGAGCTGAATCAGTCGGCAAATCCTACTAAGCTAGAAGCCTTATCAAATCGGTTAAAAGCTTATAAAGAAAAAACGTACAAGGCTAAAGAGTCAACGTCACGTTTTAAAGCCGTCCTTGGTGGAACGTTTGTTGCAAACGCTATAACAGGCGGATTAGTAATGCTGCAATCTCAGTTAAGTGGAATTGTTACTACCGGACTTCAAGTTGCTAAGACAGCCAACGGGATAAAAGCTCGTTGGGAGAACATGGGCGTTGCTAACGCTGGTGTTAAACAACTAATGAACACCATGACAGATGTTAAGACCAACTCCAACTTGAGTGCTGAAGCCGTCAATAAATTGCAAACGCAATTTTATGGTCTCACTGGATCGGTAGAGAAGACCAACACCTTAACTAAAGGGGTTGCCCAATTATCCGATAATCTTAAATTAAGCCAAGATCAAGCAGAAGGTTTTGCATCTGGATTGACTAAGATTGAAGCTTCCGGAAATGTGACTGCTGGGACCTTTGGACGTTTAACTAAACAAGCACCAGGACTGGCAACAGCATTGGCTAAAACTGCTGGAATGTCACAAGATGAGTTTATGAAACTAGTCCAGTCTGGAAAGATGACTAGCGATCAGTTCAACGATCTATTAGAGAAAGCATCTAAAAACTATTCCAAGACATCTAAAGCTTGGGGTGAGACATCTGGTGGACAACTGCATCGACTTCAGGAAAATTGGAAAACAACTCAAGCCAAATTGGCTGAACCTTTGATTAAGGTACAAGCAACTGGGCTAGGAGAACTTAACAAGGCCTTGAATAACAAGGACACTCAGAAGGGTATCGTCCAACTAGGCAACGCAATGGCTAATCTAGCTGTTAAGTTAGCTAAGGTTATTGGCTATATGGGGACTCACCAGACCGTTGTAAAGACATTCTTTGCTGCATTTGCTGGATATGTTGTCTTAAAAAAGGTGGCTAGTGGCTTCATAGGGTTGGTAAACGGATTGGCTACCTTTCAACAAAATATTCCTAAGGCAGTTGATGGTATAAAAAAGATAGCTTCGGGTTTTAAATCAGTTGCAAGCTTCATGGTAGCTAATCCATTTACTATCTGGATTGTGGCTATTGGCGCCTTAGTAGTTGCTTTCGTTGAGTTGTATAAACACAACAAAAAGTTTAAGAAGTTTGTTGACGGATTTGTTAAATGGTCTAAAAAAGCTGTTAAAGATGTCATTAAATGGTTTAAACAGCTACCTGAAAATATTGGTAAATTCTTTGATTCCATCAAGAAGAAAGCTGAGAGCATTTGGAATGGTATTACCAAGCCATTCAAAAAGGGTTGGAATGCCATTTCAAAAACGACAACTAGTGGTATTAATGCGGTTAACAAAGGCTGGAACAATTTAAAGTCTAAAGCTACTAAGACTGCACAGACGATGTTTAACAGTCACAAAAAGACCTTTCAATCCGGATACAAGGTTTTGCAATCTTATACCAAGATTTGGTCCGACTTGATGCATGGTCACTGGAAAAATCTTGGTAAAGACATCCAAAACTACGCTAAGAACATCTGGAAATTTGTTTCAAACATCTTCAAGGAAGCTTATGACAAGCTGAATGACCTAACCGGTGGCAAGCTTGGTGAAATGGTCGATTACTGGAAAGATAAGCTTGGCAACATTAAAGATGCCATAGCGGATGCCAAAGAAGCAATCCACACCAAGTTTGTTGATATTGTCAGGGCGATTATCAAGCCGTTTAATGCCTTACTTTCCGGATTGAAGAAAGGGATTAACTGGGTATTAAGTAAGCTTGGTGCTTCGACAATTAGTGCCGACTGGTCGATTCCAATGCCTAGCTATTCTACCGGGACTAAAGATACTCATCCAGGTGGTTTAGCCAAGGTTAATGATGGTCAAAGCGATCATTATCGGGAGATGTATCGGCTGCCTAATGGTGAGTTAGGGATCTTTCCAGCCACTCGGAATATGATTGTGCCTCTGCCAAAGGGGACATCAATTTTAGATGGTGAACAGACCTACCAATTGCTTAGCAAGATTCCTCATTATGCTAGTGGAGTTGGTGATTTACTATCAAGCATTGCTAAGAAATCAAAGAGCTTACTTAGTGCGATTGATCCTGTTTCCTTCATGGAAGACGTGTTTAAGCGCTATGTTAACATCTCATCTAATGTTGATTTCGTTAATAATATCGTAACTAATTTGCCAAAGATGATTGCCAATAATAGCGTGAAGTGGCTTAAAGACCTATTCAAAAAGCTTTCTGACACATTTGATGACGATGACAAAAAGAACAAAAAGAAGAAGGGAGCCTTGGCCTATGGTGGCTTAGTATCAACTAGTGGCTTATATGAACTAGCTGAAAATGGCAAAGCTGAATATGTGATTCCAACAGATATTAATAAGCGTGGACGGGCTAATCAATTGCTGTCCGAAGTAAATGCTCGCTTTAGATCTGATGATCCTACCTTTATTACAAATGGGACGTCGACTAAGGCTGTTGAACGTAAACTAGACACGATGATTAGCTTGCTTAGCCAGTTGCTCTGTGTAAGTGCTGACCAGATTAAAGCAATTCAATCATCGGCATTTAATAAGAATGATTACTACAAACAGGAAGCGCTCGATTTAAATAGAGTTAGCTATCAAGGATAGGAGGTGATGGAATGGCAGAATCAAAAGTATGGTTCAAAGTTGGTGATAATGACGAATTTGATCCAACTGATCAAATTAGTGGATTGAGGTTCATGGGGATTGATAATGCTAGTTCATCGCCTCAATGGACTAATACCTATAACGATCAGCCAGGCCTAGATGGTTCACCATTTGCCTTTCAAACATTGGGCAAACGAACCCTAACCGCCAAATTCTGGTTACACTTTACTGATTATCAGGATTTTGTTTTGGCTAAGCATGATATTTATCGATTATTTGGGCACCGGAAAGCAATTCGGATCAGGACAGATTCCAGCCCAGATAAGGTGTTCTTTGCATATGTGACACCGTTTGATATTGCACCAATCTCGGATGGAGCTAATGATGCTAACATCTCTATTCCGTTTGATGTACCGAATGGCGTCTACTACTCAATGTATCGGTCAGATCATCAGGGTAACCCGATCCAGTTTGGTCAAAACCTATTGGCTGGTAATCAACCAGTCTATGAATTTAGAACAAGTAATTTCAAGGTCTACAATGATTCTGACATTACGGTTGATCCATACCATCAACGCCACGATTTAAAGCTAATCATTAGCTTTGGTGGTGATAAATTTGCGATTAAGAACACAACTACTAATACTTCTATGGAGTATAAGAAGTCAATTGGTGGTTCGTCGCTCATTTGGGATGGTCAATCCTTAACCTGGTATAAAGATGGAAAGAATGACAACACCAATGCGGATGATGGATACTTAACCCTTGATCCGGGTTGGAATAACATCTCCATTGACGGAGCCAACAATGTTGATGTTACCTTCAGCTTTCCATCAATCTATCTGCTATGACAGCTGTATTACCGATCTACACTAACTGGGGACCCAATAAGGGGACAAAAGCACAGCTCCGAGCGATTGTCCCTGACTCAATTAGTGTTACCTGGCAATTAAATCAATCTTATGAAGCTTCGCTGACTGTTTGGGATGACGGGAGTGAGGCTTTTAATATGGTTGCAGTACAGAACTCAATCATTATTGATGGTCAAGAGTTCGTCATTAAGCAGGTTGAGCCTGACTATTCAGGCGGGATTACCACCTATTCGGTTAGCCTGATCCATCGTTTCTATGAGCTTGCCAATTCGTCGCGGGTATATCGTGACAATAGCATTCGCTGGAAGCTCCGAGATAAAATCATCAATCCTAACGCCTTAGAAGGGCGGACGGTTTATCAAATTGATTTAACGAAAGCTAATGATGATACCAGTACTACCTCGTCAACGACGATAGATACCTTAACAAGTGTCA